CACTACCCGTTAAAACGCCACCTGCACCACCACCACCGCCGCCACCGCCTCCACCACCAGAGCCACCGCCGCCGCCTCCAGCAACAATAAGGTAATTAACAGAATAGTTTGTTGTTGGATTAGTAAGAAAGCCTGAATAGCAAATCCACCCTTGAGTAGAATCAATATAAACAAGCGATACGGATGCGCCGCTAGTAGCAATAACAATGTTATTTGTGCTTGCGTTAATTTTTCCACCATTAGGGTTAATGGTGAGATTGTTTGTCCCAAACGTCCTAGCGTAATCAGTAAGTGTTAAATAATCACCAGCAGACGGTGAAGCAGGTAACGTAACCGTGATTGCGCCTGACGTAGTATTTACTGGATAACCGTTTTTAGTAGTGGCGGCAAAATTAGTTGTTTGAACAGATTGCCAAGAAAAACCACCTGGTATTGTCACCGCTTGGCTTGACCATCCCGACCCAGTTGAAGTCAATACGTTACCTGTTGTGCCGGGACTGGTTAATCCTGTGCCACCATACGCTGCTGCCAATGCAGTAGCCAAGCTCGTTAAAGTAGCGTTGGTTAACGTAAGGTTACCAATCGTTGTTGCCGTACTACCTAACGTCACCGCAGTATTACCAAGCGTTACAGGAGTAGCAAAGTTGCTATCAAGCTGAGATAACGGAATAGACGTAGATGCTGTTGCAAATGTGTACGGGACAGCCATTAGAACCTCACTCTTAATTCATGTTCAAATTCAAATCCATTTGTAGTAAAACTTGGACTTGTTGATGTTACTGTAGTGCCTAGATATTTTCCATACTGTGAAGCATCGGTTTTATATAAAGCATATCCAACCGTACTCCAGCCAATAGTTGCACTAGAATTATTTGTCCAAACAACTGTTTGCAAACTATTGTTTTGCCATAAAACCAAACTAGACAAAGAATAAGCAGGGCTTGAGCCAACTTCAGAATCTACTGTTGCGCTCAATGAAACTGGAGAAGTATTTGTAGATGTTGCCTCAATACCAATTTTTAATGCTTGTTTTGTCCTAATGGGGTCACCCATAGGATTAAGCGCGGTTTGAATTCTGCTAGTAATTGCAGAGATCGAATCTTGATATAACTGATAAAGCGTCGAGCCATCTGTTCCAAACAATGTTACTTTGCCGCTAATCGGAACAGAAGTGATATATGTCAAATTATTTCCTTGAGAAGTGATAAACCACTTCTTTTCAAAGAAAACAGCTTGAATATAGCGATATGACTGCGTAAATGTCGCGTCATAGTATCTAAAGTTAAATGCAGCGCACAAAATGTTGTTTAGCAGCACTTGACCCGCATAAACAGGGTAAGTGAAGTCAATGTTTGGAAAAATACCGTCTAAAGGATCAGATAACTTAGAAGTAGTCGATCCAACGAGTGCATACACGCCATAATCGTTCAAAAACAAGACAGAACGAAAATATGGAAATATTGCATACGCTCTTTTGCTTCCCACGGACGCGGAAACGTTTGTATTAGTAAAAATCGTAATACCAGTCGTATCTACGCGCACATCCGAGATGACGTTGATTGAATCATCGCCAAATATGTACAAAAAGTTGTTTGCAGAGATGATTTGTTGCACATTTCCATGCAAAGTCTCGTCTGTCAGTACAAAACTACCCGCAGAGACGGATGTAAAGTCGGAATACGATCCCGCAGCACTGTAATAGATTGTCCGACCAGCAGCAATCCATACACGACCTGAAAAAGACGCAATCCCAACGTTAGTATCGGAATTAACAATACCTTTAAGAACAACACCACTGCCACCACCACCTGTAATTGATACGACAAGGTTTGCCGCGTTTGTATAACCCGAACCGGGGTTAGTCATCACTATTTGTACAATTTGACCGCCAGAGAGGACGGCAGTACCGGCAGCACCCGAACCACCGCCCCCTGAGAACGACACAACGGTATTAGCAGAATTCGTATATCCCGTACCACCTGAAATAACTACAGCAGAAGCCGTACCTGTCGCGAAGGTTACAACTCCAGCAATTGCACTTGCACCTGATCCACCGCCACCAGAAATAGTTACAGTAGGAGGAGTGCTATATCCTGTACCAGCGTTTTGCAATGATACGGAAGAAACAACATTTCCTACTAGCGTTGCAACCGCGTTAGCCTGTACACCATTTGTATCAGTAGGCGCACCTATCACTACCGTAGGGGCTGATGTGTAGCCTGAACCGGGATTGGTTACCGCAATGATCCCAACCGACCCAATACTGACTACGTTGTTTCCATCCCATGATGAGTATCCTTTACTCGCATCAAGAATCAACATTCGCTCGTTTTTCCACTGAGCTATCTGAATTCCTGAGCCACTAAATGTTCCTGCCGCGGCAATTGTGCTTTTGCCTTTTGTAACTATGTTGTAAGCCTCTGCACTACCGTCAGCTTCAAAAGCAACAACGTAATCTGTTAATCCAATATTGCAAGAAACAAGCGTTGTAGCAACATTGCTCCAAGTCACTGCTACATTACTTGCATTAAGCACCGTAGAGTAAGTTGGAATGATTTTAAGGTTTGCATAACCGATTGGTTGTGCATTTTCTAGCCAAGAAAACTCATCTTCCTCAATAGCAGTGCGGTTAGCCTTCGTGTTAATACCTCTAAAGGTTTTAACAACTTTATAAGACTTCTTTTGCTCTGCTGCTGCCATAATCAATAAATGTTGCTATAAACAGAAGGGACACGATGCGTAAACACCGAGTTGAGGATAGAAATTGACTGCTTGGTGTATTCTTGCTTGTAAATCTCTGCTTCACCAAACGATTGTTCGTAATATTTAGCCAAATACGCCGCGTAAAACTTAACAGCAGTTGTGTATGGGTCTTGTATTGTGTCGTTTACGGTTGGTGTGCTTAAACTTAACGCCGTAGGCAAAATCACTGTATCAATTTCAATTTGATACACTTGATCAGGCACAGGTCCAACATAAATAGTGTTTTGACCATAAACAGAATATGCGACAGGGCGGCTAACGTTGTTTTGCCAAAACCGCAAACGCGCGTTGAAATCTGACCATGCCAAATAATTAAGCGGTACGCGGGAATTTCCCCAATACAAATTGATATTCACAATATCAAGTGTTTGAGAACCTTGTGGCAGCGTTGAAAACGCAATTTGCTCACAATTACCAACATAAGTTAAGCCACAAGTACCATTAAAAAACTCTGTATTTGGTGGATAGTTTGTATTGCCCTGTGGATAAGGGGGCGCAGTTGCGCTTGTCGTTCCAGCCGTTGTGACTTGATAAATAAATACGTTAGAAAACACAAATGTGTTTAATGCGTAATAAGTTGCTCCCGTCCAGATAACTGGATTGGTCGCTGTTACGCCATTAAGCGGATTAGCAACGGGTGCTGGTGTTTGTGTTACTTGGATTGTACGCAGACAGCCTGTGTCGCGTGTAATGCGCTCACGGGCAGAATTGATGTAATCAGTTAATTGCTGATCAGTGTAGAAGTTAGCGTTCGCATCATGCAACAAACGCCGCACTTCCGTGATATACCCGGAAAGATTCTGCGACATTTACGATCCATAGTTAAGCTACTGATAGGACTTTTCCCTTCGCAGATTTTACAACCTGCAAAGGTACTCGTTCCACCAACGGGGATAGTGATTGGTTCTTTTTCGGTGGCTGGTCGGAAAAATCCCATTTAGACAACAAAGCAAGTCCGTCATCTAAATCATTTGTGGTTTTTATCCAACCAAGCCTAGCCAAAAATGGTTCTTTGTCTTCATGTCCGTAACCAAAGACGTGTTTTGCAACTTCGATAGGAATCTCTACGGTTTCACCGGGTTTAAATTCATATTTAACACCAGCAAATCCATCAATGAGTTTCTTTTCAGTGCCGTTGGTTACGAATATAGAAGTCATTAGAAGCTCACAACATCGCCATAAACTGCAATATCAACAGTGTTATTGTTTCCACTAGCAGTGTTGACGTTTACGTAAAGTGCTTGAGTGACAAAGCCAGTAACAGCAGTATTTGCGCCGTAAGCACCGTTAATTGTTAGGTCTTGGTATTTACCGCCACCTGTCAAATTACTCAGTACAACGTTTGCAACTACAGCGTTTGAAATGTTGCCATCATTAGTCGTTGTGATTGACACGTTTGCCGATGCGACTGAACCAGTAGCATTTTGAACGGTGATCCGACGAACAATAATTGCACCAGAACCAACAGCAGCATTTGCATTAGTTAAACCACCACTCAAAATAGGCANAGTAACAACTGCGTTACCCGTAGTATTTAATGCGGTGGCTTTTACGACAGCAACACGACCATTACCGAAACTGTCAAGATAGAATTGACTGACTGAATCGTAATTAGCCATGTTTGCTCCTTAACTGTTAAACGTGCCGGACGCTGCCTGACCACCGTTGACCGTAGCCAAGGTAATCGTAGTAGCGGTTGCAACGATAACGTTTGCACGAACGTTAACACCGTCAGAGATCAATACACCGCCAGTGTTGTTGGCAATGAGGGTTGACCAAGTTGAAGGCGTAGCGCAAGCGGTGTTGGTGTTGTAAGCCGACACTGCTTCGATGGTTACGTTAGCCGTTGGAAACAGCAAATACGTTCCTGCTGGAACAACAGTCGTGCTGTTATTACCAGTTAAGGTCGTAAGCTGCCAGTACGCACCGGGGGTGTTGGTACTTGCGTTAGCAAGAACAATTTTGTTTAAGCCTAAAGCCATGACTATTCTCCTTAGATTGCGACTGAGTTATAGCCAGAAACTCTGGTCATTGACTTAGGCTTGGTGCTAATCAATTCAGCAATCATCAGCACTGCACCAACGTAACCAATCTGCCAGTTAGGTAGAGTTGATTCAAAGCCGGTGAATACAAACGAACCTTGCTCATGGATGTAGAGCGAGAGGTAGTTGCTGTTAATGAAATAGACCGTACCTTCTGGACAGTATGGATCAGGATAGATTGGCACACCGGCAACCATCAAAGCGCGGAAAGCGGCTTGAGGACCGTTGTTGTCACCATCGAAACCATGTCCGGGGGTAATGACGTATTGTTCCTGACCAACGTAGTCTTGAGCCAACAACGTCCAAGTACCAAAGCCGCAAACGCCAAAAGTAGGAACTTCTGCGCCGTTCTTAACAGTACCAGAAATGTACTGAAGAATGTTTTGACGGGTTGGGTTGA